CAACAACTAACAATAATACTGACATTAACAACAATTATTACCATTTTTGCTTTGGTCTTTTAGTTTCAAATGCTTATATTATATTTTCTTAGATTTAAGTCATTTTATTTATTCAACTTCGAATATATCTCCCAATAAAAATCTGTTAATTCAATATCTATTTTTCTTCTTTTCTTCTTACACCTTAAACAATAAATATTAAAATCAACTTCTTTCAAATCTGTGTATTCTGTATTTACTAATGTATATTTTTTATCTATTCTTTTATCACATCTAAAACATCTTATCAGACACTGATATTTTATTATTGTGCTTTGCTCTTTCATTTCTATTCTACCATATTATAAAAATGAAATTATAACTAACAATATTATTTGACTACTAATCCCAATTTTTGATGTTAAAAATGGAACTATTAATTCATTTACTGTATAGTCTTTTATTATATTTTTACTAATTTTAAATACTATTTCTCTACTGATGTTGATGAACCTTTTTTTTTTGGAATATTAAAAAACTTATTTATCTTTGTTAACCAAGTTTCTTCCACTTGGTGTTCTACTTTTTTTATTAATCCGTTACTATGAAGAAACTCGATCATCTGACTTATTACTTCATTTTCATTAATATTTAATGAAAACACCGATCCAATAACATTCATTACAATTCGTTTTTTATCCAATTTATTTGAACCCACTAAATGTTCGGTTAAAGTGCAGATGTAAAGCACGAACTCAGTATCATATTTATAGCGTTTCAAATCTCCTAATGTTGATATTTGTTGTATTATTATACTTCCAATTTCTTGCTCGGTTTTATTTTTAAACAGAGAATGTTTAAACTTGACTAATCTTGGATCCGGCAAATCACAAGTCAAATGTAAATTGTCCTTTTTTTCTGAAGACATTATACATTATAAATATATTTTAATTTTAACCAATAATCAGTCCATCGTATACCAATAACCATTAAAGTAAATGAAACTGTAATTTTGATTTGCTGCACAATTAACTTGAACAACAGCAGCAGCATTTCCTACATTATATATTCGTGCTGGTCCCGTGGTATAGCAGCCTGTCACACTACATGATTTCCCGTTTGCTGTGCGCAAATAAGTGAATGCCCCATCGCCGACATAAAAATTCGAGCCATCAATTACAGGATTTGGTAAGCTGATTGTAAAGCTGTTATAAGTTTCACAAATGATAAACTGTGGTAAAGGCACCGGAATAATTGCTAAAAAAGACACCCCACCATATAATGTATCACAATTATAAACACTCGATAAACTTAAATTAGGTTTTGTTAAAATAATATCTCCTGTTGCTTGTAATTTAATATCATTTCCTGAGTTTAATCTTACATTTTTTCCTCCAAATGTATTGAGATTTTGGACATTCAATCCTGTTGTTGAATTATAATATATCTTAGAGTTTGCTCCTGTTAAACCTGCTTGATTAAAGTTAAGATTACAACTTTCATAACTAAAATTAATATCACCACCCATATTCACATAATAATCAAAAAATACATTATTTAAATATTGTGTTAATGATGACACAGTCATATATAAACCATTAAATGTTGCATTAGCATTAAATATAGCATTTGAATTAAAAGTTGCATTTCCACCTGTAAATGTTGAAGTTCCATTAAAAGTACAAGGACCATTAAAAGTTCCTGAAAATGGTATTGACATTCCTGTCGGTCCTGTATTACCTGTTGAACCTGTTGAACCTGTATTACCTGTTGAACCTGTTGAACCTGTATTTCCTGTTGGTCCTGTGACACCTTGTATACCTTGTATACCTTGTATACCTTGTATACCTTGTATACCTTGTATACCTTGAAGACCTTGTATACCTGTTGAACCTGTATTTCCTGTAGGTCCTTGTATACCTTGTATACCTTGTATACCTTGTATACCTTGTATACCTTGTATACCTTGAAGACCTTGTATTCCTGTGCATCCTGTTGTTCCTGTATTTCCAGTTGAACCTGTATTTCCTGTAGGTCCTTGTATACCTTGTATACCTTGTATACCTTGTGTACCTTGTATACCTTGTATACCTTGTATACCTTGTATACCTTGTATACCTGTTGAACCTGTTGAACCTGTATTACCTGTCGGTCCTGTATTACCTGATCTAAATAGGAATATATCAACATTATCATTATGAGCGAATGAAAATGTTGAACTTGTTAATGATACTCCAAGTGCTGTATAAGTTGAATAAGTTGTATTTGAATTAACAAACCATTTTTGATATTGACTTGAATTGGTTCTTGTTTGAATTATAACACTATCACCAGTTAGAATTGTGTTTAAAATAGGGTCTATATCTACATTATTTTGATTTAAATGTGAAATATAAATAATAGTTGATGATGTTTGGGTTGAATTATTCCATTCAATAGCACCATCAGTAATTGGAGGTGCTGTTGATATTGTTTCTGCTCTGTAAGGAAATACACTTGAAGATGTTCCAGCTGCTCCTTGTAATCCTGTTGGTCCTGTTGAACCTGTCATACTAACAAATAATATTCCTTTTAAATATAACTCGTCAGTATATATCGTATCAGCATTAATATTTATTAATCCATCCAAAGATTGATTACAATTATTCATTTTTATATTATCTTGATATTTTATTTTTAATATTTTAAACTCTTCTTAGAAATTAAAATCTTATATTATTATATATGACCATTTCGTTAAAAACAGCTATTAAAAGTGCCTATGGTGATAAAAAATCAAAACAAAAGATTTTAGCAGAAGGGTATGTGAAAAATAAAAAATTATCGAATGCTAACCAAAAGGTCTTTTACAACAAGGACACTGGAAACTTATTATTTAATGTCGCTGGATCAAGAACTGCGAAAGACTTCCTTTATAACGATCCCATGTTAGCTTTTGGTAAATTGAAATCAACGAATAGATATAAAGAAGCTGATAGAACTTTATCTAAAGCCAAAAAAATATATAATCCAAGTTCTACTACCGTAACAGGTCACAGTTTGGGAGCGAGTGTTGGTGCTAATATAGCATCTAAGAAAGATAAGTTCCTTGGTTTTAATGCTGGATACACAATTTCCCAACCAACAAGAAGTAATAAAGGAATGCATCAACAATACAGAACTAAAGGTGATTTGGTGAGTGTTTTAGGAGCTAATGCCCGAAATATAAAAACACTCGAAGGACCAAAAACAACATTAAGCAGCGTGATCGGTGGTCCATTAGTAACAGCTTACCGAAGTCATCTTGATTATGATAAAGTTAAAAATATATATGTATAAAAACAACTTAAATATAAATCCGTAAATAACCTAATAATATGCCTGACTACTCAAAATCAAAAATATATAAAATCGTTTGTAATATTACTGGTCTTGTTTATATCGGTTCTACATCACAAACTCTGTCTAAAAGAATACAAGATCACAAAAAAAACTATCAAAAATATTTGAATGAAAAATATCACTATATAACATCGTTTAAAATAATAGAAAATGATAATTATGATATTGTTTTACTTGAAGATTTTCCTTGTGAAAGAAAAGAACAATTACATGCAGGAGAAAGATACTTTATTGAAAATACAGAATGCGTAAATAAACAAATACCCACAAGAACTATGAAAGAATATTATCAAGATAATAAAGAACAAATACAAGAAAAAAAGAAAAAATTTCGTGAAGATAATAAAGAAAAAATACGAGAACAAAATAAACAATATTATTATCAAAACAAAGAAAAATTACGAGAACAAAAAAAACATTATCGTCAAGAAAATAAAGAATTAATGAAAGAACGAAACCATCAAAATTATCTTAAAAATAAAGGGAAAAAAATCAATATTAAACCTCTTGAAAGTGAATATTTGCTTGGTACTCCGGGTTTTTAGATAATGGATTGTTATACCAATAATCTCTTATCTTTACTGCTGATAACTCGCGAGCGTATAAACGAAAGTCTGATGATGATCCAAAAAAATTATTAAGGAAGGATGCGTTGCATCCAAAATAAAATGGGGTTTTTATTCCTGTTAGATTTGTCACCGTATTAATTGCTTCTTGAACCAAAATACCATTTAAATATAATTTATGAAAAGGGATATTTCCAAATACAACATTCACAAGGTTCCAATTACCGTCTGCTAAATTAAAAGTGTTATTATTTTCTATTGCTGAAAAATCAACAGTGACATTGTTCCCATATTGAAAGAAAACCCTATTCCCCGATGCAGGTGTAATTCTTAATTGAAAAACAGCAGTGCCTACGCAGCTAAATAATGTAAATTGCGTTGTCTGAGTTGTTTTAATCCAAACGCTTATTGTTAATGGTGTTGTTGTGTAAGGTGTAAAATCAAAATCTGGTAAAGTTAGATAACTTGGAACAGTTCCAAATGTGACGACTTCATCTGCTGATATTACAGCATTACCACCAAGAGTTGCTGCTGCTCCTCCTACTACATAATTAGGTATAGCAGGAGCATCTGATAAAAAAAATCTATACCAATATAACAAATCAGTTAAAAAATAAGTTCTGGTATTTGTTGTCTGTTGAATTAATGTTTTAATATTTAATGTTAATATTGAAGTATTATTGATATTAGTTAAATAAACAGATGGATTGTCTTGTTCTTTTGTTATAACATCTGCTGTTAAACCACCATCTAAAAGTTTTGTATTTAATAATCCTAACAAGTTATTTTGTGTCTTCATCGAGTTTGAAACATTATTTAAATAAACCCCAATAACATTTCCAACTATTATTAATGATTGTGATCCTTTAAAACTAAATGACACCTTATAGTTCTTAGTGAAATCAAAATTATAATCTAACAAAGAACATAAATCTATATAGTAATAACAATTATAAATATCTGTTCCAATCCATGAAGTAGTATCTCGTGAGTTTAATATAATAGTGAAATCTGTCATTATTATATTAGTATGATAAAAAAATGAGATTAAAGTTTCAATCCAAACTTTCAAAATTGATAATTGCTATATAATGAGGAAGTCCTGTGAATAATCCTCCGGTTTCTAAAATATTAAACTGAAGTCCTATCGTTGACATTCTATCTAAACTTGAAATAATAACTGGTGGATTATCACTCGGAGAACAATCTAATGATAAAGTCGCTGTTGTTATATCTTCTACATTTTTATTCAACACTGCTAAAATATTGCTTAATCCCAAGTTTTCCTGAGTATATATTCTTGAATTAACTATTAAACTTACTACATATGTTTGCGTTTCTAATATATCAGCATCTAACGGAGTTTTTAATCTTAATGTAACTTTGTATTTCTTTTTATATTCTTCATCACTTATTAATGTTGCAAAATTAACATAATATCTTGCATCATAAATATTTCCTGAATAACTATTTGTATCATTTGATGCACAAACAATATTAAAATTCGTTTTTCCCATATTACTATAGGGTTAGAAATTAATATTTTGATGATTTTGCTTTTTCTATTCTTTTTACATTTTTTTCTGATGAATTGACTAAACTATTTAATGGTTGGTTTATTTCATATGATAATCCTTTTCTAAACAATTTGGGTGATTGACTACTAAACTTTGAAAATAAAGGAATACCTGATGCTTTTTTAACTATCATATTATAATAAAGAATAAGATTTTATTTTTCTTCAATTAATATTTCATTAAAATTACAAAACATTCGTTGACTATTTGTATTGATATATAAAAAATTATGACTTTCAGTATAACAACCCTTCATTATTTTCATAAAATCTTCCTTATATGATTCAACTTGTTCTAAGAAAATATTTTCCATCTCTGTTTTATTTATCTTAAAGACGAATAAATCCGTAAGCCCTTGACGAACCATTCTTGGGATGGTTATATAATTCTGCGCACAAATCCAAATTGATATTCTTGCGTGTCTTCTATTATTTATCATATGTAGTAGTAGTTTTTGAATATCTGTATTCTTAAATGTTTTTTGAACATCATCAAAGACGATCAAAGTATTACAATTTTCTAAAGCATTCTCTTTCGCTGTGTTATAAACGCTTAATAAATCTTCATAACTTACATCATCAAATATTTGTTCTTCAGGTAAGTTCTTATCGAAGAAGCCATCTTTTAAAGAAGAGCGTGAATTGTTAGGCATAAACAAGTAGATCGTGTGGAATACCTTCTTGAATAAAGCATTAGTATTTAAAAATGAAACCAAGAGTGATGTTTTCCCGGATCCAGCTTTGCCAAGGAAGCAGGTAAAATTAGATTTATTCATTAACGATGTAATTTCATATTCATTTAATTTTTTATCCAATTGATTATCAACTGAAAAAGAAGGCATTTTAAGTTTTGGTTGTTTATTTATCTTTATATTCATATATACTAATATATTATTTTTTTTATTTATATTTTGCTCTTAGATTAAAACTTCAATACTCTTCGTATAAGTATCCACTTTCAAAATTGCATCAGATAAACTCCATGCATAGCATGTCACATTATCAGTAAGGGCAGTTGCAATATTCAATTCAAGATTGATGCCTGTTGCTCGTGTATTAGTTCCTGAAAACAAACTACTTCCGAGTCTTTCTAAATCAACGCCGTGATAATTGAAGTTTCCAAATGCTACTATAGTTTGAGTGTTAGTATCTATTGCTGATGTATTTCTTAAACCATTTGCTGTTAATGCTAAGTTTGCTATACTTGAATCTGCTCCCGCTACAGCATTAAGACTTGCATTATAACTGCTTCTTGACATTATTCCTCCAACCGTCTTCAACGATTGTCCCCCTAATGCCTGTTGTAAAGAAGAAAAACACTGTGCAGGTCTTTGCGACATATTCAGAGGTTGTTGAGGAATCTTCAATCCCCCAATATTTAACTGCTCCGAGATCAGATTAGGGTTGACACTGTCAAATATTCCTGATGGACATTTGGCTGTTTTACCAATTGAAAACTGATAAAATAAACTTTTACAACTTGAGTTTCTAATATTTAAAGATAATGTCGTATTTCCACTTGTTCCTGAAGGAATGCTTGCGTTTGCACCAACATAAGTCGCTGCCTTTATAAAATATTTCCCATCCAATAAAGAACCTCTTAACATCGAGCCAAAAACATTTCCAATATTGATATACGACATATTTAAATTAAAACTATCGAGTGCTACAGTATATGTGGGCTGAGTTGTTATTGCTGTACAATAGGAAGCGAATGGAAGTTGTGCCGATGTACCCATTCTGAGCATTAAATTACTAATAGTTCCTACAGGAAGAAGTTTATTGCTTGTATTTGACAGATTTAATCCTATAATCGACATAAGAGGAATACTAAAATTAAAAGTATATGTTCCCGTTTGTTGGGGAAGGTCTGTTCCAGTATAACTGTTAGCATCGCATCCTGCTGAGATTGCAAATGATCCGTATCTTTCAGCTTGATTTACGCTCGTATTTAACATCATATTAAATATTTGCGAATAATTGAATATCTGTTCTATTGGAACATTATTGCTATATAGTGTTAAACTATCAAAAAATGATGCGAAACTTCCTATTAAATTAAAAATAGGATTTGTCACAACAGGAGCGACTGTACATACTATTACCATTCTTCCTGATAAAGTAGTGTCTCTTGTATCCATATAAATGTCATCATTTTGTCCGGAGGGGATCATAAAATCCAAATTCTGAGCGTTGAACGATTGATTCACGACGCCGGCTGCATTAGCTACAAAGGTCGGTGAACCTGTATTATCAATTGTCGAACCTGTCACTACTGGTAATCCGCTCGGAGCGACATTTACAGTATAGGCTGTGCATGAGTCAGGAATGCTTGGAAGGTTTTCGTATTTGAGACTTTGAGGAAGTCCAAGGGGTGAAATATCTGAAATGCTCATTATAATTTAACAAAAGAAAATAATTATTTATTGTTCTTCAATACTTTGTATATATTCTTTTATGAAGTTCAAATTACTATTTTTTATCAATCTGCTTAAATTATTTTTTATTGGAATTGTTCTATAAATATAATCAATTTGAAATGTTAAAAAGAAATTACAATTGTTAAAATCTATCTCTCTATTTTGATCATCACTAATTCGTAGAGTAAAACTGGAAACATCTTTTTCATTTACTAAATATTTTAAATCTGTATTATTATTATACAAAATAACTCCTCCTAAAATACAAGAATTATTTTGAATTGATAATAATATATCGTTGCTTTTGTCGTAATTATTAAAATTATCAAATGATATATTAGTTCTTAAATGTATTTTTTGTATTGGTAAAAAATTAACTACATATGGACTTGTTATTGTGTATAATCCATTTATTAAAATGCTTGTTGTATTACTTGTTGATGATATTCCTAAAAATCTTGACATTGTTGTTTTCAAATAATTTATTGTAAATGTTGTTGCCGATGTTATTGTTATTTTTAATGTTATACTGTCATATGTTATTGTATAATTTACACCCAATAATGCTGTTAAAGCTGTAATAAAAGTTTTAATATTATAATTGCCCTTTGTTATTTCATACAAAACATTATTTATAGATATTATATTGTTATATTCATTTATTAAATAAAACGACGCTGGGATTTCAGCATTCTTTATGCTTAAATAAACAGCTATTATCTCGTCATCTTCACAATTATTTACAAAATTAGGTAAATAATAATCAATATTGCTGTTCTTAGAACCATTGTTTTTATTCCCACTTTCACTACTAATGTTGAATATTCTAGATTCAATTATCATTATATTAAAATAATATAATTATAATTGCAATGGAAAATACAAATCTTTATATTCTTTACCACAAATATTTTCACACCAATAATTATCATCATCAATGTTCCATTTATTGGATTTTTCTAAATTGTCAGTGGATATTAATGGTTGAAAGTTTGTATAATGACAACATTTCAACAACTCATCTTCATCATTTAAATCAAACTTACTTATAGGTTTAATATGGTCTAAATGAATATTATCAAATGTCATATCAGGTGTCATTTTAGATTTAATATATTCTTTAAAATATTCAGCACTACAACCTAAATATTCTATTGATGGCTTTGTTTTTTCAATATTTGCTTGTTTCATTATTCTATTAATATTACTTCGTTGAAGATTTATTATAACTAAATGAGGCGAACATTCTTTACAATGTTTTCTTTCTCTATTATGCTCACAAATTGAACTACCACCACATTCTTTACAAATGCTTCTTATCCTATTATGCTCACAAATTGAAATACCACCACATTCTTTACAACTGCTTCTTATCCTATTATGTTCACAAATTGAACTACCACCACATTCTTTACATGTACTTCTTCGTCTCTTATGTTCACAAAATGAACTACCACCACATTCTTTACAAGTGTTTATTATTCTATTATGTTCACAAAATGAACTACCACCGCATTCTTTACACTGTATTCTTTGTCTATTATGCTCGCATATAGAAGAACCGTTACAATCCTTACAAACATTTCTTCGTTTGTTGTGTTCACATATAGAAGCACCTTTACATTCTTTACAAGTGTTTCTTACTCTTTCATGCTCGCATATAGAAGAACCGTTACAATCTTTACAAACATTTCTTCGTTTGTTGTGTTCACATTTGTATTTTTCCTTATTTTTTAAATAATTTAATCTGTTATATTCCCTTCTTTTTTCGATATCTATTTGAGGCATTCTTAATATTATATAAGACTTAATCTTTAAGTCTTTTATCTTGTTATTTATTTATATTTTCATCATCGTGTATTATGCGTCTTTCCCCTGTACTTTTATCGATGACCATTCTGCCAAGTCTTGGTTTAACATTTTTATATACAGGATTTTTTTGATATATTGCCGATTCATCCTTCATATTTGAATAAGTATCTTCATCGCGAAAATCGTCTAAAGTTTTATATAATGGTATAAAATCTTTTGACTCTTCAGCTATCATTTGACTTTCTGTTTGCATTTCTTCTTTTATTTCTTCTACATCAGCACCTGCTGAACCGTAAGCGGCAAGCTGAGCTTGATTATCGTTTAATCCTAACTTTGCCAGCATTTTTGCATTAAATCGTGCTACCAAATTCATTCTATTCATTCGGTTCATTATTATATTCTATCTAAATATTTTTATTTTTATACTTATTTTTTTTCTAAATCTATTTATATATGACCACTAAGAAAAATATTCAAGAACCTTTAGAAGAAATTGAAGATAGAGAACCTTCCTTTGGAATTGAATCTGAAGAACTACAAGATGAAGATAAAATTCAAAAACCGAAACCGAAAAGAGTATTGAATGAAAAACAAAGAGCTGCTGTAGCTATTAATCTTGCTAAGGGAAGAGAAAAAATAAAAATAAAACAAGAACAACAACGAGCAGAAAGGGAAGCAAGAAAAGAAGAATTATTAAATGTTAAACAAGAAACAATACTAAAAAAAGCAGAAAATATTAAAAAAGTTCAAATGAAAAAAATTGACAAAACTAAAGCAAATATTGATAAGATTGTTAATATTCCAGATGTTGAATATGATGAAGAATGCACCATCATAACTAAGAAGCCAAAACGAAAAAGAGTTATTTATAAAGAAGAATCAGACAGCGAAGAAGAAGTCACAGTTAAAAAAGTTCCAAAACAAAAACCTGCACCTGTTGTAACTAAAATACCAATGCTTCAATTCTTTTAACTTTAGCAAGAAGCAAAAAATATTATCTTTGTAATTAGTATATATGCCTAAAAAAGCTAAAAAACAATCCAAGAAGAGGGTTTACAGGAAGAGGAAATCAACAACCACAAATAAGAATAAAAATATCATTAGAATTAATCTTACTGGAGGATCGGGCGGCGGATCTACTGCTATTCCTATTCCTTATCCTACTTCTATTGGTCCTCAAATGTTTCCAACTACCCAACCTGTCAATATCTATAATAGTATGTCAAAATCTCCTTTTGACAGAGAATATAATCCTGAACTGAAAGCATCACAAGAACAAAGCAATTCTATACCAATACCTGAAGTTGTAAAAGTTCAACAACCTGAACCTAAAGCTGAACCTATTCCTGTTGCTCCATTTACACCTGACAGACCTGAAAAGTTTCAACCTGTAGGCGGAGGAGGTAAATCTGGATTTCAACCTGTAGGAGGAACTCCTGATTTAATTAAAGAATTGATGAAGCGACAAGAACAATTGAAACTTAAAAAACTTAAAGATATTATGGACGCTGAGAAAGCGAAAAAAGCACCTGAAACTCCTGCTCCTGTTAAACCTATAGCTCCTGCTAAACCTGTTAAACCTATTAAACCTATACCTACTGGTGAATCATCATCTCTTGTTAGAACTGTTTCTGATAGTTCAAATATTTTTTCACCTATTGGAAATTACGAATCTAATCCAATGTTGAGATCTAACAGGGAAGATGAAATAAGACAAGAATTAATACTACAAGGAAAAAACAATCGTGAAATAGGTCAAATAATTAGAAGAATGAAAGATAGAAAAGAATTGATTTAATTTTCATTTTATTTTTAATTTAAAAAAAAAATGAAATGGTTTTAAGACCATTAAATGAATACATAATACTAAAATATACTATAAAATGAACGCTGACGCTTTAATCATAACCGAAACTGAAAAAAACTTCTTGAAGTCTATTT